TTATAAGCGTTCATGGTCGGGCCCACAGGGGGGCGCGCATACGACTATATATCGTAGCCACACTAATCTTAAGGATGAGAAGGGCGTTGACTCTGCCGGGAACTTATTGTCATCTACTGATGATGGCCTTGTCTATCATCTTACTTATAACACGACCACGAATCGCGGCAACCCTCTATTGCTGCCGGCGCTTGATTGGATTAAGCAGTATAGGAGATTCCTGGCATCTCGGATAGCGGTCATGCTGGCCCTGGCTCGGTTTGCCTGGAGGACTAAAGTAAAAGGCGGCCAAGCGACTGTTGATACTATAAAGGCCCAGACGGAGGGGAAGGAGATCGCAGCCGGCTCTCAGTTATTGGAGAACTTCGGCTCGGATACTACCCCGATAAAGACGGAATCAGGTGCTACCGCAGCCTTTAGGGATGGCAAGATGATTCAGCACCAGATATTTGCTGCAGTAGGCATCTCGGAGCAGTATTTCGGCGATATCTCCACAGGTAACCTGGCTACTGCCAAGACGGTAGAACTGCCGATGAAGAAGATGTTCGAGTCTTATCAATCTATCTGGGATGGTGCCTATCAGGACATTGACGAGATTGTCCTGTTCCATAATAAAGTACCTGCTGACAAATGGTATGTCGACCGGGACTTCCCGAGGATTGACGAAGATGATGTGGCTGCATTTGCCAAGGCAATAATGGATACCGTGGGCACGTTCCCTGAGTTCGCTGAGTCACCGGATGTCCAGCAGGTTGCCCTGATGAATATCGGTATTGACGACCCGGCGGAGGTCATTGAGGCGCTTACCCAGGAAGCTAAGAAGAACCCGTCTATTAAGCTATTAAAGGCCGTTAAGGCTTTCAAGGAATCATTGGAAATAAAACTAAAGGAGTAAATCATGAAAGAGGACAGGGAAAAAGTCGCACAGAAACTGGCGGAAAAGAACGGGGCCAAATGGGATGGTTTGACCGAGATCATGCAGAATGCCTACCTTCACAATGCGGACGAGGATATCAAGACCCGGGCAGCGGCTCCGGTTATTGTGGATGGGCAGGAGGTCAAGGTTGCCTGCAAAGTCTGTGGAGACAAAGCGTATGTCGGTGAAGAGGCTTGCCCTGAGTGTAACCCTGTGGGACTCCCGGCTGGAGAGGTTCATCCTGGCGCTGCGAAGGCAGAGGTTAAGGAAGAGGCTAAAAAGCTAACAGTGGGGATCGGGAATATCGACCTTTGCTTATCCTGCAAACTGGATTATCCGGGATGCGATTCCCCGAATGTCGAATATGGCACCGACCCGGAAAGGGCCGACAAAGTCGTGAAGTGTGAAATATACTCACCTACCAAACCTACACATCTTATAGTTAAGCCTGGTCAAGAAGAAGAAGCCAGGGAATTAATCCGAGCCACCCGGGTGTTGAAGCCCAGCGAATACAGGTGCAGGAAGTGCTCGAAGCCTGGTAAGACCGTTATCCACATGGTGAAGAAAGACGGCAAAGGCATAGGAACTAAGCATGCGGAGTTTAAGGTCTAGCTAAAAAGGTTAAAGGGGCGGATATGAGTAGAGAAGAGGTGAAGGGGAGATATCCTAACTTTGATGGTTGCCTAATAGTATCTCCTAAGAATATGGTACTGACAAAGGGTGAGGTAATAATACCCCTAAGTAAAATGGCAACCAAGGAAGGTATCGTAATAAAAACAGTATTGGGCGGTAGTGAATTAGGCCGTGAGGATTATATGACAGTTCTCCGGGAGCTTAACCAGATTATAGATCTGCTTGAGGCGGAGATTCCGGCCAATCCGGAGAGTCCTAAGAATAAGCGGCTCCGCCGGCGTATGGAACGGTTAATGGCCAAATACTTCAGGGACCTGGCTGATGCTTTCCCTTATGCCCAATTGGCCAGCATTTATAACAGCAATGTAGAAAAGGAGTAATTTTATGAAGTTAAAGATATGGCAAGGGGAAGATGGTAGAAGGCATACTTCCGTGGATGGGATAGAACTCTCAGGGGTGCTAACAGGATTAGACCTCACTAATCGTCCCCATCGCCCTTCAGAAGTCACTTTGTATCTTGTGGCGGAAGAGATAGATGTTGAAGTGGATGCCGCTATAGAACTCATTGTCGGAGATAGTACTTTCAAAGTTAAATTCATCAGAGAGGGATAGATGCCATTAAATCAAGACATTGAAAATATCCTCGACCCGCTCCTGGGAGCTTTCGATGAAGAGATTACAGCGGAGTTATCAGGACAGCTGGCCGAGATATATGTTTCCGGTCAGGCTGAGATGATAACATGGGGAAAGACGCAGGCTGGCGTTCCGATCGCCTTTGAAGGCCCGCCGATTAGTCAGGCGGTTGATTGGGCAGCGGCTCGAAGCGCTCGACTGGTTACAGAAATGGACGCAACAACAAAGGACCGACTTGCTCGGGTTATTGCTGATGGTATTCAGAATAAGCGTGGGGTTCCCGGTTTATCCCGGGAGATTCGCAGCACTTTTGCGGATATGACCCGGTACCGGAGTCAGCTGATCGCTCGGACAGAGACGGCCAATGCCTTATCTCAGACGAGCCTTGATAATATGAAGGCTATGGGTATTGATGGCAAACAATGGGTAACTGCCGGCGACAGTGATGTATCTGAGGAGTGTGAGGGGAACGAAGCGCAGGGGGTCATCCCTCGGGGCGATGTTTTCTCTGGTGGAGTCGGGGCCCCACCTCAGCATCCGAATTGCCGGTGCACGATTAGTCCGGCGCGGTTACCAAAATAAGGAGCATATCATGAACGGTAGAATGGCGAAGAAGCTCAAGAAGTATGCCAAGAAGGACGCTATTAAATATCTCAAGGAACTGGCCAAGTATCCGTTTTGGAATAGGGTGCTATTCTCCTGGTGGCTAGTGTTTGGGAATAAGAAACATCTTAAGTGACGATATAAGGAGGCTCGGATGTTAAGTGACAAGCAGAAACAGAATTTACTCCTTGCGGCGTTGATCAAGGAGTACGGCTTGAAGGCCGAGGTGCCAAAACCCAAGAGCTTGACTATCGAAGAAGTGATCGAAGATCGGGTCATTTATAATATCGATGGCCAGCTTTACGAGACTAATTTTGAGATGGTCGATGGTGATGCTCGATTCACCGATCCGAAGAAGGTAACTAGCACCAAGATATTCACCCAGGAGGCGCTCTCTGTAGAGAACCGCCGGTCATTGCTGGATGCGGCTCTGACAGCCCATCTCGGGCTGGGAGCTGAGGAGTGGGTATATATCGAGGACTTCAGCGAGACCTATGTTATTTATAATCAGGATCGCCAGTCTTATCGCTCATCTTATACTGTTGAAGGGGAGTCTGTAACATTCGGAACTCCAGAGAAAGTGACCCGGGAGGTTACTTATAAAGCTATGGAAGCTCTGCAGGAGACCTATTCGGAAATCATCCAGGAGGCCGGCAAGCGGAATGCTGTGCGAGATGCGGCCCGGGTGAAGAAGATACTGGAGTTATGCCAGGAGCTACTTTCCTCTGAGACGCCAGATGAGGCAGGGGCCCAGAAGGCCAGCAAGGAAGCCGTCAAGGTCCTGGCCTGGATTAAGACTCTGGAGGTTCAGAAAACAGAGGATGGAGTTCAATTCCCGGCTGCTGCTTATGCGTATGCTCCGGAAGCGGACAACCCGTCCGGGTGGATGCTACGGATCTGGGAAGATACCACGAAGAAGGTTACTCGAGCCCAGCTCGGGAGGGCTTCGGCCTACCTTAGTCCTGGTGGATATCGGGGCAAGAAGGTGGCCATACTGGAGGCCGATCTAGCTTCAGTTAAAAGGAAAATCCGAGAGGAGTATCGCAAGCTCGACGTCGATGAGGATTCAATCCCTCGATGGGTGAAAGAGACCGAAACAAGAGAACTGGTCCGCGAGTTTACCAGCCTTAAGGAAGCTAAATTTGATAAAGGCAAGGCAGCCGTTATCGTTATAAAGCCTGGCTTCAATGCTACTGAGGACCGGTATTATCCAGCCGAGATGCTGAAGCGTGACTATGAAATATTTGAAGGTCAGAAGATGTATGCTGACCACCCGACAGAGGCAGAGGATGAAGCCCGTCCTGAGCGGTCGATTAAGGATTGGGTTGCTACTCTAGTTGATGTCACCGTTGACGAGGCCGGCGTAGTTTCCGGTGTAGCGGAGATCATCGAGCCATGGATGATGCAGAAGTTAGCCGCGCTGCGAGATAAGGAGATGCTTTCAGAAATGGGTATCTCCATCAATGCAGT